CGATATGTGATATTATGGTAGACGCTTATAAGCGTAACTGGATTACTAGTCGTGATGGCAATGTAAGTATTCGTCACCACGACCGTGATCACTTTTACATTACACCTAGTGGTGTGCGTAAGCAAACTCTACAACCTGATCAGTTTAAGAAAATCAGTATTCATGGCTTACTATGGCAAGAAGAATTCTATTCTGATATTAGTGCTAACTTAAAGCCTAGTGGTGAGATACCATTACACTTTGGATTACAACGAGCAATGGGTCAACATAGTAATGATGTTCGAGTAGTAGTTCACGTACATCCTACTTATTGCATTGCGGCCATGCACGCCGGTATCAACCTTAGTACTATCAGCGATGCATTTCCGGAACTCAATCGCTATACAAAAGTTGCACCCAATGTCGGTGATGTACCTCCTATCAGTCAAGCACTTGCTGACCAGTGCCATAAGAACTTACAGTTAGACAGCAACGGAAATATTGCCTACGACATAGTAGGTATCAAAGGTCATGGCGTGGTTGCCATTGATACTAGTCCATGGCGTGCTTACGAGCACATTGAAAGACTAGAACACATCTGCAAGATAGTACTTGCTTCGGGAAAATATTAAAATGTCAAAACAACAATACAATCTAACAACAAAAACAGACTATCTTAATCGCAAGATGTTTCTAGATCCAGCAGGACCGGTTACTATCCAACGTTTTGAAGAAGTAAAGTACAAGAAGATTGCAGACTTTGAAACAACAGCACGTGGTTTCTTTTGGGTACCGGAAGAAGTTTCACTGACAAAAGACAGTCAAGATTTTAAAGATGCTAGTGATGCAGTCAAGCACATCTTCACTAGCAACCTTCTAAGACAAACAGCACTAGATAGTTTACAAGGTCGCGGCCCAAGTCAAATCTTTACTCCGGTTGTTAGTCTGCCAGAGCTAGAAAGTCTAATGTTCAACTGGAGCTTCTTCGAAACTAACATTCATAGTCGTTCATACAGCCATATCATCCGCAACATCTACAACGTGCCCAAGGAAGTGTTCAACACTATCCACGATACTACAGAGATTGTATCCATGGCATCTAGTGTAGGCAAGTATTATGATGATCTACATTTAATCAACTGCCGTAAAGAAATCGGCGAAGTGATTACAGAGCACGAACACATCAAGGCAATCTGGTTAGCACTAAATGCCAGCTATGCACTAGAAGCATTCCGCTTTATGGTATCGTTTGCTACATCGTTGGCCATGGTCGAGAACAAGATCTTTATTGGTAACGGTAACATCATCAGTTTAATCCTTCAGGACGAGTTGTTGCACAAAGGGTGGACTGCTTACCTAATCAATCAAGTAGTTAAAGAAGACCCGCGCTTTGCTAAAATGAAGATTGAGTGCGAAGCAGAAGTCTATGCATTGTACATGGATGTTATCCGTGAAGAAAAAGAGTGGGCAGAATATCTGTTCAAGAAAGGTCCTGTGATTGGTCTTAATGCAAACATTTTGAAAGAGTTCGTTGACTATACTGCCCGCGATGCTCTGCATCAGATTGGTATTAAGTATCTTGCACCTAGTCCAAAGTCAACTCCTATTCCTTGGTTCAACAAGCATAGCGATACCAGCAAGAAACAAACAGCACTACAAGAAAATGAAAGTACTAACTATGTCATCGGTGTAATGAGTGAAAAGTTAGATTACGATGAACTGCCAGCTATTTAAAATTTATTAAGGAAGAAAAATGAAAGCTATCGTTTGGTCTAAGTACCACTGCCCATTTTGCGATCAAGCAAAGGCATTATTAACACAGAAAGGTATTACCTTCGAAGAACGAAAGATCGGAGACGGATATTCAAAAGAAGATCTATTAGAAGCTGTACCGACAGCAAGAACTGTTCCGCAGATTTTTATCGGCGAACAGCACATCGGCGGATTTACAGAACTTAAAGCACACCTACAAGGATAATATGTTAATCGATAAAGGCGCAACAGAAGGCGAAGTAGTAACGCTAAAACTTACTAGCGGAGAAGAACTGGTAGCAAAGTTAGTAGAAGATGGACCTATGTTTTACAAACTAGGAAGACCTATGGTATTAACTATGGCACAACAAGGACTAGGAATGGTTCCTTACCTGTTTACTGTAAATCCAGATAAGGATGTTAAATTGTTTAAATCTACAGTAACAGTTATTGAAGCAACCGATAAGTCGTTTGCCGATGCTTACATTCAGCAGACCACTGGTATCAAGTTGGTGTAAATAAAAGATAATGACATCCCCTACTATCAACCCGTCCAACTCGCCCTCTACTTCGGTAGGCGGGCACTTTTTAGTCCCGCACACACATAACTTTACATCTGTTGTGGGCCTACGGTTTGGGCCCGATGGTAGAGTTGAGCCTGTGTACGATTCTGCTGACGTCAAGGCAAATAATCAAGTTATTGCTCTCTATAACGCAGCCACACCTAAATCGGCTTTTAGTCAAAGTACTGTTCCTCCAGTTACAGTTATACAGGCTGTGCAGAACGAAGATGGAGAAGATACTACTCGTGGTAAAGCCGAAGCTGATCGATTCCTTGCTGAAGGAAAAATCACTAAGAAAGAATACGAAGAAATCACTAAAGAAGTTAAACCTGCTGGAACAGGAACGCCACCTAGTGCCGTAACAGTTAGAGGACAGGATATCACTCCTGTGAGTGAAGGTGACTTTAAGATGTCTACAGTGTTAACACCTAACGGCACAACACTGGGCGATATGATTTCCAAGGTAACATTTCCTAGAACAATCCCTCAACTCAGCGAAGGATTTCCGGGAATGACCCCCGCACAGATTGTCAACAATCTTGCTGCTCTAGCTCTCAATATTGTTGAACCAGTCAAGCGTCAATATCCAAAAGCATTTCTTACTAATAGTTTCCGCCATGGCGCAAGTATTGGTGGCGGGCAGCATGGCACCGGACAGGCCTGTGATATACAAATTCGAGGATTGGCAGCACACGACTACTACGATGTTGCATTGTGGATGAGCAAGAATCTACCATATGATCAATTATTGTTAGAGTATATGCCCGGAAAGACAGTGTGGATACATATAAGCTATGCAATACCTAATCTACCATACGGTGGAAAATGGATATCTCAAACTAAACCTCAAAATAAACTAGCAACATTAAGTGCTGCCGCCGGGGGAAAGTTTTTACCGAATCTGCATTCTGATGTAGTTGTGGCAGCAGTACCAAATAGAGTAGTAGCAGCATAATGAAAAAGTTTTTATGGAACGTATTAGGTTTCCTGTGTTTAGGTTTAGCCTACTTGGGAGTTATTACTCCCGGATTACCTTATAGCATTTGGGTAGTGGCAGCAGCCTATTGTTTCAGCAAGGGCAGCGAACGTATGCACAACTGGATTATGAATCACAAGTTGTTTGGCCCATTCTTACGTAATTGGGGAGAGAAACGTGTTTTCCCTCAGAAGATGAAATACTTCATGTTGGGTATGATGAGTTTAAGTCTAGTTCTCATGTACTTGGGCGGAGTTAAACTTATTGGTATAATCAGTACCGCAGTCTTTATGGCCATTGTTGCTATCTGGGCATGGAGATATCCTTCCTCTGTTGAGGAGCACGACCGTAGAAAAGAAACAGGAGAGAAGATAGGATGGCTAAAATAACTATCGACGAGTTGGTTGAACTGGCATTTGCTGTAGAAGAAGGAGATCCTTTTGATTGGAGCACATTCAAACAGGGCAAAGAACAGGCAATGCGTATGATTGCTGCAAGTATAATAGAACAGTTTGACAAAGACGATGTCAATGATCAAGATCAAATTATTATGTTGGCAACTATCACTAAGTTAGTTACTGAAAATATGATTCTACATGCACAACTAATGCAGGCAAAGAAATGAAATGCGAAAAGGGCGATTTAGCCAAAATCATTCACAGTATACGCCCTACTAACATAGGTAAAACTGTGTTAGTTGAAGAGTATATTGGGCATCTTAAAGAAGGCGAAGTATTTCAGTTTCGTGGTATTTTATGCAAGGCAATAATTACAGATCATTATTGGTGGATAGAAACTGAATATGGTCTCCAAAATATGCTAGGCGATACGCCAAAAGCATATATTCCAGACACTTGGTTAGATCCAATACGTCCGGAAAAACAAGTCCAAAAAGAAAAAGTAGATATTGACATCTTTGCCTAAAGATGTTTAAATATAAGTTATTGCTGTATGAAGCGATGAGAAATAAGTTCAAGACGCGGGGCCGAATAGGCAGCATCGAAGTATCGTCCAGCATAAATACATTTATGTATTACTATGTCTATCAAATAACAAACTTGTTAAACGGTAAGATTTATGTTGGGAAACATAAATCTTCCAAACATCCTTCTGAAAATCAATACTACGGTTCAGGAAAGCAAATCACTGCCGCTATTAAAAAATACGGCGTAGAAAACTTCAAGAAAGAAGTCTTGCATTATTGTTCTTCTTTAGAAGAAATGGCAGACAAAGAAGCAGAAGTTGTCACAGAAGATTTTGTAAAAAGACCCGATACATATAACATGCACAAAGGCGGCCCGGGAGGTTGGGACCACTACAACGGCAGCAAAGAGCACAGTGAAAATTCCCGCAAAGGCGGGAAAAAAGGTGCCAAGCGATTGAATGACTTTATAGCAGAACAAAAAGCCAACAACACAGAATGGTGGCAAAATTGGTATGCTACAGTTGTCGAACAAAATCGTGCCAAGAATTCCAATGGCTGGAGCAATTTTACTCCCGACGAATATGAGCAGAGACGAGCACAAGCAAGTAAGTTAGCAACCGGAGAGGGCAATAGTCAATACGGTAAGATTTGGATCTCAAATGTATTGACTAAAGAAGTAAAACGTATTACAATCAATGATACTATTCCACAAGGATGGGTCAGAGGAAAGAAAGGGCACGTTCCTACAAAACTTTGGGTAAATAATGGTGTTAAGGAACATTATATCTTACTTGAAAAGAAACAAGAATATGTCCTTAAAGGTTTTAGTAGTGGCAGACTTAAATCAAGTATGTTACGAACGAGTATAGTAGTTTAATGCTTCGATAGAAAGAAGTTCTGGACCCGGCTATCGTATGCCGGCAGGTCCACCAAAAGAAAATATATGATTGATAAACCATTACCACCAGCAACAAAATATTGGTGTGACGCATGTGGAACTTTAGAAAGTCCAGATAAACACAAAAATATTTTTTGTAAGTTGTTTAAATGGTTAGATAGTGTTTTCTTTTGATGGGCCTGAAAGGTTTCGACAGGGCAACAAGTATTGACAAGATCTACTCGGCAATGTAGAAGCCGTTAGGATTGGGGTCTCCCGGTCGAAGAAGCAAAACAAAGTAAACGCAAACGACTCACAGTTCGCATTAGCTGCCTAAACTCAGCTTAGGGTAAGACATACCTCGTAACAGAAACTCAAGAAGGCTACTTCGGTAGCCTTTCTCTTGATCGTGTAAGAAAACTATTATACAATATCAATGTAACTATATAGGTTACTTCAGTTTATATTATGATAGGTATTGATATTACTAAAATATCAAGGTTTGAAAAGATGATACATTTTCCAGCCTTTCTTAAAAGATTTAATGTCGAAGGCGATGATGCTATCTCTGCGGCTAAGACATGGTCCTGTCTTGAGGCTATAGTAAAAGCAGAAGGTCGGTCATTTGCCTACAATAAAATAAAGATTAGATTTCCTGCAAATAGTTCTCCGGTAGTAGAAGACCCAGAAGGTATCTTACAAGGATCCTATGCACTGTCACTAAGTCATGACGATGACATATTAGTAGCAGTTGCCCTGCGGCTCATTTAAAAAAACTATTGCTGCCATAAAAATATATTAGATAAAATCTATTAAAAACGCTTGGTCTATAGCGTAAATAAAAGTATAATATTAAACATAGAACAACAAGTTCTTAATTTTCATTTCACACACAAAGGAGAAACAGATGAAAACAATCGGCGATAAACTAACAGCATTTGCAGTAACAGGTGTTAAGCCAGGACAACCAGAAGATGCATATTTCACAATCACAGACCAAAGCTTCGAAGGCAAGTGGAAAGTGATTGTGTTCTATCCAAAAGACTTTACATTTGTATGTCCAACAGAAATTGTAGCATACGATAAGTTAAACAGTGACTTTGCTGATCGCGATGCTGTATTGCTAACAGGAAGCACAGACAATGAGTTTTGCAAAACAGCTTGGCAAAAAGCACACTCGGATCTACAGAAAATCACTCACACTCAGTTTGCCGATACACAGCGTGGTGAGTTGAGCTTAGTTGAACAGCTAGGCGTGTTCTACGCACCTGCCGGTGCTGCACTTCGTGCAACATTTATTGTTGACCCACAAAACGTTATCCAGCACGTTACAGTGAACAACCTAGATGTTGGTCGTAGCCCAGAAGAAACACTGCGTATTCTTGACGCATTGCAAACTGGCGAGCTGTGTGCTTGCAACCGTACTATCGGCGGCGAAACACTTTAATCGGGACTAACATGTTGGATTGCTTGATCATCGGAGATAGTATTGCTGTAGGAACTAAAATGTTCCGTCCAGAGTGTGTAGATTATGCACAGGGCGGAATTACCAGTCATGGTTGGAATAAGAAGTACGGCAATAATAATCTATCAGCTAAATCTGTAATCATTAGTCTAAGCACAAATGATTGGGAAAAAGCAGACACTTACGGTATGTTGATGAACATACGAACAAAAGTAACAGCTGATAGAGTCTTCTGGGTATTGCCTAATGAAGAATCTAAACCTGATGCTGTTAGGCATGTCCAACGTGTTGCGGCTCAGTTTAACGACACTGTTATTCCCACCACACGTTGGCAGAAAGATAAAATCCATCCTAGTTGGGCCGGTTACAAAAACATTGCGGAGAAAACAAAATGACAGCATGGGTAGACGCTCTTAAAGAGTCAAGCATTCCTGAGTATGCTAAAGACACAAAACTCAACATTGATGCAGTTATCAAACGTTCAACACTGCCTGTTGAAGAAGCTGAAGCTGTTGCATTAGCGGCAGCATTTGCAACAGGCAATAGCAAGTTATGGACTTGGGTCCATAGTCAACTTGCAGATCGTAAAGAAGCAGATGCCGCCTTGACAGCCGCTAGCATTATGGCACAAAACAACGTCTGGTATCCCTACGTTGAAATGGCCGATGATGAACAGCTAAAAGGCTTGCCAGCACAGTTGCGCATGAATGCTATCGCAAGCCACGGCGGAACTACAAAGGCTCGTTTCGAAGCATACAGTTTGGCAGCTAGTATTGTGGGCAAGTGTCACTTCTGTGTTAAGGCACACTACGAAACACTCAAGAAGGAAGGTTACACTGTAGAACAACTTCGTGACATCGGACGTATTGCCGCAGTAATGACCAGTGTTTCTAGAGTAGTAGCTAACTGATAGACTTGACAACCTCCAAACTTTCTGTTATACTAGTCCTATAGTTTAACAAGTTTGGAGGTTTCTTTTGAGTATGCATTTAGAAGGCCCGTGGCTCAGCACTATCGGCAAGAAAAAAGGCAAGAAGAAATTTACTTCTGCCGAATCTAAACGAAAGTTTGAAGAACAGGCAGCAAGTTGGCAAGCTATCCTAGACAAATACGACAACAAGAAAGTTGTCAAAGAAATAAAGAAAACACTAAAAGATGTATACAAGTTGGATGTACCTCCTGGTCGTAGCAGTCGCCACATTCCTAGCCGTGACACAGGTATGGTTCCGTGTGTAAAAGCCCCAGATAAAATCTACACCGGAGACAAGATTAAAGGCATTGGCACAATGCACAAGAGCAATGCAGTGCCGGTGTTTAGCGATGAAGAAGCTCAAGATATTGCCAAAATGCGTCGATAATCACCGGTTTCGCCCTGTGATATTGGATTATGAGGTATATATTACTACGTTTCGCAAAGAAACTAAGATAGTTGGTTTGATTTAATGGGATTCATTTTATTAAACCCGCGGGTCTTGGCCAATGAGAAACCCGTATTTTCGGGAAGCCAAGGGTCGCCAAAGGCACACAAGTTATGAGATTGTGCGTCCAATGGAGACAACTACACGAAAGTAGGGTTCTTTCAGAGCCTCGTGAAGTTAACTCCCTTTATGTAATGTGATTTGAAGTTTTGAATCACACCAAGTCAAAGGAGGACTTATGGAAAAAGCATTAAGGCTTACTGCCTTTATTTTAGGTATTATTTTGGTATCGTTTCTTGTAATGAAAGTAACAGATACTAAGTTCAATAACCTTCGTGAACGAAATGGTTACTACAGCCAAGATGTCGTTACAATCAAAACCAGAGAAAGACAACTAGATTGTCTTGCCCTTAATATCTATAGAGAAGCAGGACATGAAAGCTTCGAAGGTAAAGTTGCTGTCGCACAGGTTACTATGAATCGTGCGGCACACCCAGACTTTCCAAAAGATATCTGCGGTGTCATTTATCAGAAAAGTGTTATAATGGAAAAAGTCGTATGCCAGTTCTCATGGTACTGCGAATCAGGATCCAAAGTAGCACCTTTACAAAATGCTGCCTATAAAGAAAGCTATGAAGTTGCCAAGAAGGTGCTATTGGAAGGATTCAAACTTGACGTTCTAAAAGAAGCACTGTACTATCATGCGAACTATGTCAATCCTAAATGGAACTTAGACAAAATCGGAAGTATCGGTAATCACATTTTCTACAAACCCAAAGACAAAGGAACTAAAAAATGACAGACTTTAATCTTCAACTGTTCAAAGAATCTATCCTTGCTAAGTTCTCTTCAGTCTCTGCAGAAACATTTGGGTGGTTAGCAGTGTTGGTATTACATGCCGCAACTGTTCCTAGTTTGCTCGCAGTAATGAGTGGACTCACAGATCGATTGCCTGGTGTAGACCTAGTATTGCTAGTTTGGTCTGGTCTTACACTGTTGTTTATCAAGGCAGCAGTACAGAAAGACATGCTTAATATCATTACAATCGGTTTGGGCTTCATCATCCAAGCCGTAATGATGGCACTGATTTTCTTCAAATAACCAATTTGAATACCAAAACACTTGACACCGCCTTTGAGCGGTGTTATACTTTTAATACTGAAAACACACACAGAAAGGTCAGTTATGATTCGTTACAAGTATCGTGTATACCTACAAGGTCGTACGTTTGATACAGTTTTTGAATGTGCTACTGCTAGCGAAGGCGAAGCAGCTCTTAAAGCACAATACGGCTGTAATGTAGCATGGCTCGGTCGAGCTTAATCTTAACTCACAGAAAGACACACATGAAAAAGATTCTATTCCTCATTCCATTCATTGCTCTAATGACTGCATGTTCTTCTATGAAAGAAATCGAAGAACGTAAAACCTATGCACAGCCCGATTGGTATCAAGAGTGTCAACAAGCTGGTGTTAAAGGTTACTTCTGGTGGAAGAAAGAGTTCGCTTATGCTTGCGGCGGCGGCGAATCTATTCACGCACAGGCAGCAGAAGAACAGATGTATGCTATTGCAATGAACAACTTTGCAAAACGCATTAACTCAGAAGTCAACAGTGAAACAACTCTTGATTTTGTCAATGACAAAAAGAACACACGAACAAAGATTTCGTATGTTGTCAAGAGTAC